ATACCTGCTTCCATCTTGGCAATGATATATTCTTTGACAAGTCCAGAACGAACTATGTCTTCTATACCAAATTCTATTATATCAAAAGATGACATTTTACGCAAGATGTCCATAAAGTCTACGATACCATTACGATCATTCGTTTTTGTAAGATCTGATTGACTAGCATCTCCACAGAACATAATTCGACTATTCTCACCAATTCTTGTAATAATAGAATCAAGTTCATGAAAATTTAAGTTCTGATATTCATCAACAATAACAATAGCATTATCTAATGTTGTTCCCCTTAAAAAAGAGGTACTCCAAAACTTAATCGTCTCTTGGGACTTAAGATTACCATAGAGCATCTCAAAGTCTGCATCAGATGGCATACTAAACATATATCTCACCATATGCTTGTAAGGTATCTGATAATATGAGGACTTGTCTTCATGATCACCAGGAAGGAAACCAATTTCACGAGTGCTAACAAGACTCCTAACAATATAAATTTTTTCGTAAGGTGTATTTTCATCTAGAACCTCTTTAAGAGCATTAAAAAGTGTAATAAATGTCTTGCCAGTTCCTGCACATCCATATGCTATGATATGTTTCTCATTGGCATATGAATCAAATAGTTTTTTCTGATTATTGGTGATAGGTTCAATATTAACCAGATAATCAGCACTTAAAGGCTTTTTTCTCTTCATCTGTCTGGTCGTCAAACCAACTCCAATAGGCTGATCAACACTCTTTTTTCTTCTTGGCATCTTTATATCTTTAGATTAGGTGCTCCTGGTGCCGTACTTGCCTTAGCCAATATATCATTCCATCCAGGTTTTTTACTTACTAACGTATTACGCCAGTCACCTACTTCGGTAGCCATCGGACAAGTTGAAGGATCACTCCAATCACGTTTCCAATCAGGATGATCATCACACCATTCTGACCATTCGGTAATACTCATTACCACTTCTTTTTGTTCACCAGTCTCTTTGTGAATAACAGGATATGTTGCCATAATTATAAAGTCCTATAAAGTTATTTAGATGTCCATTCGAGAGCTTCTGCAACATTCGGGAATTTCTCCACAAATATTCTTCTACATACCTCTGCAATATCCATGTGCTCTTTCTGTGTACCGTGTGCAGATCTCAAATTAATATAGTGAATCCAAGAACGGCACGATCCAGTCATATACAGTCGTGTTGGTGTTGCAAGTGGGAGCACAAATCTTGCACATTCCTTTGCAACTCCTGCATTTAACATTTGCTTATATAAAGACATTGACTGATCAAAGATCTTCTGTATTTCTATCTCATAATGCTGTCTATCTTTGGGATCTAGATCATCTATAGAGTTCTGTCTATTCTTTATATCTTGTCTACGGAGTTCTGGAAGTGGTATAGACTCTTCTAACAGACTACTATCAGCATATCTCTGTGAAAACTCCTGATATGTGAAGGATCTGTGCCTTAGAATCTGAGCCGCAAGTCCGCGCGTCGTCTCGATCTCCAAAGTCATGTGAGATTGTTCAAAGACACTCCAATGATTATGCTTAATACAATATTTTAAGAGTCCTGCATACTTTTCATTATCTTGATTTTTTGGGTTAGATACACGAGCAATATAACCCATTGTCTTTTCAGCATCAGGAGTGATACTTACAAATTTAACATTCATTTTTTTCTAAAATCTTAATGGGCATAGTTACCAATTTAGGATAAGTCATTTTTTATTACCAAATCCTTCAGGTTTTTTTCTTTTGGTTTTTGCTACTTCCGTTTCCAAAATAACAAGTTGTTCTTTCATAAAACCAAGTTCTTCAGAATTATACAAATAATCTTGCTGAAGTGCTTTTTTTAAATTCTTTAACATTTGCTTAGATCTCATTAGTCTGCATACCCATCGTCATCATCTCCTATTTGATATTCACTAGGTTGATAAGCATCTATATCAGAATAAACTTCTGCTTTCAAAGCTTCAACTAAAAGTTCTAAATTACGAACAATTAATTTTAGTTTTTCTCTTTTAGGTTCCATATTTTTTATATGGTATTTATATATTTTACACAAAAAAAGAGGAGCTGTCAATAGCTCCTCTCATATTAAGTTATTAACTCCTATTAGACGTGAGATAGAACACGTTTGTGTCCTTCAGCATCTACAAGAAACGATACACCACGGTATGTCTCTACATGTTCTGCTGCTCTTACTGTCTTGTTAGGACGGTTCTCGGTATCATATGTGATACCACGGTAAGTAACTTTTGCCATTGGATTTTCTCCTAAAGTAGTTGGGTTTTTAATCCGTTCCTTTAGTCGGCTTTTGCGTCCCAGTCACACTCACGTACACTGTCTTTAACAATCTGAATCATTTCGATTCTGTTTTCCTCCGAGGTTCTATATTTCTGCATCTTAGAGATGAGATTATTAGCATCCTCACAGGTAAAGGCAGTAGCAATAATAAATGGGATCATGGGATGAACGATTCCGTTCCGAGTCGGCTTACTTGCGTCCCCTCAATGGGGATGAACGTATGTGTTAATACTAACACAGGTATAGTATATAGGCAAGTATGTTTGTATTCCCTGATACAAAACCCTACAGACAAAAAAATATCAGGGATTTTTTCCCCGATATCTTGGAATAAAAAGTTGAATTTGGTTTACCCCTTCCGCTTTTTCTTTTGCTGCTGTGGTGCTTTGTATCCCCAAAGGTTTGGTTTGATACTACCTCGACCATACTCAATTGATTGTAGAGCACCTTTGAACTTGTCCCAGTACATATCAAACAGACTTGTTTTAGTTCCTCTGGTCAGGTCATAATGAACCTTATCCTCATGCATATACTTTATAATATAAGCATCAGTAGGTGCATTCTTAATAGAAACATCCTTAGTAGAACCATTCTCTACAAGGATATCACATCCATATAAAGTTTGAAGATTGTTTCTCTCCTCTGTTGTCCAGATGGTTTTCTTCTCAGGTTTCTTTAGTTCTGCTTCCTTTTCTTTTGCGACTGTCATTACTTATCTCTCCATACAATGTCTGGGTATGCTTCTTCTACAAGCTCTCTTGTAATCTTATACTTATCAGATAGATTACCATCCTTAACAAGAACCACAATCTCTGCTTCTAATGGATGAAGACCTTGAAGTATGTTAATAAACATAGACTCTCTACGCATATTATTCATAGCATCATTACCACCTTTCACAAAGTGATAGAAGTTCTTAACCTCTCTTCTGATAGTCGTTCTACCTTGAGTATCTGATACACCCATAGAGAATGAACCAGTCTCATGCATGGAACGAATGTCCTCTTGCAATTTGGTAGATAAACTTCCACTATAAGAAGTTTGATCTCCATAAGATTGGTAAGGTACATCACCTTCTGGAAGAGCAGATTTAACTGTAGTATCAAAATTCCAAAGGAACAATGTCCTAAGATGGAACTCATCATACTTCCTTAGAACCTCAATCTTCTTTGCCTTTGTCTTTTGTTTTGATACTAAATCAAGTACCTCAAAGACAAAAGGTTTCTTTGGTAGATTAGGAATAGGAACAGCAGCTTTAACTACTCTTGGTTTCCTAGTCGTTGTCTTCTTCGTCGTCGTCATAACTTTCAAATCTAAATGCTACAATTTCATCTGGGAGTAAATTACCGTTAGTATCAAACATCTCAGGATGTGGTCTTGGTATCTCTCGATAGTTTAACATATAATCTCGTGCTACCCACCCAATTAATCCCCCAACAAAAAAGAATAATAAAGATATTGGTAATACTAAAACTAATATTGTGTCGAGAGTCATTGTCCTACTTCCTATGGTAATGGTTTTGCTGGTACGCTTCTTCTTACCTCTGTTAAGTATAAACTCAACACCACGATTGATGTGTTCTTCGGTTTTATTTATAGTTGCCATTCAAGTATACAATATATGATTAGGATTGTCAATCAGACTATGTTCTTCTCCTTTAAATATTTAACAGTGTCCGTACATCCACCAAGATTATCTCCATTCAATACTACTTGAGGGAACGTAGCACCTTCTCCAAACTGACTATAGAATCCATCTCTATCAAAATCTTGTCCCAAATTATAAACAACATGATTCAATTCAGCTAACTTCATCACCTCTTTAATCTTCACACAATATGGACAACCATCTCTAGTATAAATTGTATAATTCTGCATGGTCAATGTAAAAAAATTATTTAGATGTGTAGTCTATCATACATCAATCAAAAAAGAAAATATGAAACAGTCTTGAATCTTCTTTGTTGGTTCCAAAATATTTTGATGCTGCATGTATATTTTGTGCGTCAAAGATAACCAATCTATTGAATACATTACCAATAGAATCTACTAACTTAAACTTCGTACCATCATAGAAACCACCATCAAATACACCTTCATAGTTTTCATCACTCGTTCTCATTACTCCATTGTTAGTAGCATATAATGATGTACCACATTCATATGGAGCATTAGGATGTAGGTATACCATTGCTGCCCATGACTGTCCATCATTATGGTAAACAATAGGGTCTTCAGGAATACAATACTGGAATCTACCACACATACCATGTGATTCCCATTCACGTATCTTAATACCCATGATACGTTCAAATGCTTCCTTCGTACCAGGAACAGAGAACTGTTCTTCAGTACGTCTTCCTTTATAGTATCTCAAATCCTCCTTTAAGTCTTGCTTTAATGCAAACTCTCTAACAGCATAAGGATCTTTATAAAAATTATTAACAACCCATACAGTTTTCTGGGACTGTTGATTTATTGATGTGACTGGAATTAATTTCATGTATTTTCGCAAGCAACTTCGTGAAGATATTTACCATAGGTTCCTGAGTCCGGATAGAAATTACTATTGATTAAGAAATAGTAAGTAGGAAATGGTAACTTCCTAGACTCATCTACCAACCGTTCAGTCTGCTCCTTCATAGAAACATAGTCACCCATATCTTTATAGCATTCAGCAAGACAAACTATATGTTCATTCCTAACTGGACAGAAATCCTGTGCTCTTATACAACAATCCATTGCCTTCTCATAGTCACCAAGATATCTGTACAGGTCACCCATAGCATAGAAACTAAAGTATGCCATCTCATTAATTCCTTTAGCATACCCCAACTCTCTATAATTCTGAGTGTAATTAACGTACTCATCATAATAAAAGATTGCCCGTCTAGCATACTCTTTAGCATGATTCACACCAAGAGGATATATTTCCTCATTGATAGCATCTTGATAACTCTTAGCAACATAAAAGAAATGATATGTGTCTGTTAATAAATCTCCTTCACGTATATGTTTCTCTTCTAGTTTTAATGCATCAGAAAGATACTTTGTAGTAACACTATATGTTTCACCATCATTAGTTCCAACATGTCTAATACCATTTGGCAAATCATATCGTTCAAATGCTTCACCAACTCCAGGCAAATCACATACAATACATTCATGTGCTAGGTCATGCTTAAAATGCCATGGAAGTTTTGCGTTCCACATCCAAGCACGATAGTAAATACATCCAGGATTGACTGCTGTAATATGAAAACTCTGATGGGAAGTATCATTAATCGGTGTCCAATCGAAATCATCATCGACTTCTAGGTACTCATCACAATCCATCTTAAGTACCCAATCACATCCGTGTTCGGTGTTAAGGCATTTCTGTAATAGATGGTCTCTATTCCACCCAAAACTTACCCATCCTTCCTCTACTTCATAGATGAATCCAGGTATATCTTTATCCTTAAAAAATTCTCTTACAATATCAGCAGTACCATCAGTAGAACCATTGTCCTGCATAACATAATAGTCAATGTACTTATAGCAAGACTCAAGCATCCTCTCCATAACCGATGCTTCATTCTTGAACATCGTTATCATTGCTATCTTTACTTGCTTGTCCATATCACCCTCTCTTTAATAAAGTCCAGAATTTCTGAATCATTTTCTTGTTCCTTGGTAGGAGCATACAAGGCTCTCTTTCTTGGGTCAACGTCCTTTGGTGGGTTTGCCATATAATATACAGCAATACTCTTTCTATATGTTCCTTCTGGACAAGTTATAGGTTGTGGTAAACCGTGCCAAGAATTCTGTGTTGTATCAAAAAGTATAGCACGATTAAACTTATTGTCAATAGTAACTTCCTTCTTCAGAGGTAGATTTGTTTCTGAATTATGAGACCAGAGTTCCAGTCCACCACCCCATGATGTATCCCAATCCTCCGTTAGATATACTATTAAGTTTAACTTCCTCTGCAAATCCATCTTGGGATGTGTAGAATAATCAAGATGAATATTCAACTTACCACCACGAGAATGCATATGCCATCCACCACCATGTAAACCTATATCAGGATACAAATACTTAATGCCAGTGAGTTCACAGATAGTTCCTATAAATTCAGCAGAATTTAAATGAGCAAATACCTGATAAGTTAATGCAGGAAATTCATACCAATGATTCTTTGCTTTCTTATTCTCTAATGGATTGTTATACCAATGCCAATTAGGTTCATTATAATCTGGGAACTCTTTAGAGAGTTGTCTTGCCATTTCAATTGGAAAGAAGTCATCAAGTATCCAATGGTCATATGGGTTCATCATATTCCAAGTTCTCCAGGGAAACGTTCTTCATCCTTGATTGCTATTAACCAAGCAGTCACAACTGGAATCTGTGGTGCCATCTCCCACGTCTCTAATCTATATGTCTGGAATCTTATATCACTATTCCTAATGAACACTGCCTTGTCACGATTAGTATAGTACCAGAAACTATGTTCGTTCCAGAAGCTAACGTGAGTTGGGTCTTGCCATGCTCCTCTACCATCAGTAGAAGGGACTTCAATCATTGCCCAACCACCGTGTGCCAATACTCTATGAATCTCACGCATCGTCTTTATAGGGTCTTTAAGATGCTCTATAACGTGACTAGCATTAAGAACACCAACACTATTATCTGGTAAGGGTATCCCCTCATCAAGGTTACAAATTATATCCGCATCTGCCTGGTCAACAGTCATATATCCTTCTTTAGGATACAGTCCACCACCCATATCAATCTTCAGTAATTCTCTATCATCAGCATCTTTCTCTGCTAACTGGAACGCATACTTATGAGCAAGTTCAATTGTTATTCTTTGTATTGCTTCGTTCCTTTCTAACCATGTGTTATCACCAGTCACCCTGTAAATATACAAGGGTTTAGCAATATGATGCATCTTGGCAACAAGATAAGTACGAATCATTAAGTCATGGTCATCACATATACTTAACTCCTCATCATGTCCACCAACACT